AAACAATATAAAAAATCATAGTGTATATGTAGTATACTCTATATAACATGAGCACTACAGACAACTCTACAAGAATTACTGGACAAGTTAAGTGGTTTAACACTAAAACTGGATATGGATTTATTACTGCACTCGACGGTGAGCATAAGGATAAGGATATCTTCACACATTACTCCTCTCTACGTGTTACTGATAGTCAGTACAAGTATTTGATTCAAGGCGAATATGTTGAATTTATGGTTGTAAAGTCTTCCCAAGGAAATCACGAATATCAATCTTCTGATGTTACTGGAATTAAGTGTGGTGGACTTATGTGTGAAACTCGCAAGATGAATATGCAGGATGACAAGCAATCTTCTACCCGTAAGTACAAGACCAGACCATCCCAAAAGACTACATCTACCGAACCCACCAGCGATAATTAAATTATCCAACATAAATTTACACTCATAAAAATATAAACAACTTGTTTTCAAATTATTATACACGATAAATATCATACCAGTATGATATTTATAATTACTATTCAACTATGTTTTGCATATACTTTACTTGCAAAATAATCCTTTCGCCATTGTTTTTATTATTTTGTTATCTAACCTTACTTGTTCCTCTTCTACATCTCCTAAGATTACCCTCATCATTTTATAACAGAAATTATAATCACGTGTATCCATTTCTTCACACTTTGGATGAGCGGTTTTCCATTGAGGTACTGTTCTATAATTATTCATTGTTATACGACTTAATATCTTACGTAACTTTGATAGCTCATCTGTGTCTTTACACCATTCATCCTGATCTTTTATATACATTGTTTCGCGCTTAATATCTGTACAATGGATTGGACGCTTTGTTATGTCCATTTCTTTTAGACGGTCCATTATCATCTTTGTCATACCATTCACATACCCATGGTGTCCTATATACTCTATCTCATCTATATTTACATTCATATTACCAAGAAAGTCTGTTATGTTCATTGCGTCTTTGCAGGTATCATTCAGGAAAAAGTTGAGATTAAACTGCGTGTTATTTGTTGTGTTATTTGTTGTATTATTTGTTATATTATTTGTATTTTTTACAGCATCTATCATCTGTTTCTTCATTTCCATATTATCTTTATGACTTTCTTTTATATGTTCTTGTTGTTCTTTGATATGTCCTTGGAGATGTGTAAACTGTTCTACCATAAGACTTTTAAATTCTTGATTTTCTTTTATTATATTAATTAATGCAACCGAATCACTTATATGTGTATTATTAGGTAATGAAGGTACGATGTCTATGTCATTTACAACTATATCATGCTGACATATTGTATCATCATTACTATCTGTATCATCTTCCACTATATATGTACATTTCTTTTTATGACGGGTCAATGACGGGGCTTGTTTATATACTTTACCACATGAACACATAAATGCTTTGGCGTTTTTTGGCACTTTTTCATTAGCATTAGTTAGCATTTTATGTTTTGCAGTCATTATATGTGTTTCATAATTGCTTAATTTACTGCATTTAAAGTTGCATGTTTCACATGTATATATTTTGGCATTTTTTGGCATTTTTGAAGTTAGCATTAGTTAGCCGATTTCCTTTATATATGCTAACAAAAAAAATGCCTAAATCCTTTTACAAATAAGTATAAAAAAAAAATGTGCAGTCAACCTGAAATTATTATTTTGGGTTTCGCTGCATTATGCTTTAAACTGATTTTTCGTGTTTTTTCAGAAAAAAAAGTGGTTGCACTTTTCAAGAATTGGACATTTTCAGAATGTCCGTTTTTGCTATATACGAAACACTTTTTATTTTGTGTTTTTCCTGACAACTATATAAATTGAAAAGAGGACTTAAAGAATCACTGTTTCATTATCCCATTTTTTCCCGATTCATACCAGTATCGTAATGTTTTGCGTTATCATTTGCAACTTTTTTCCTGCATAATGGACATGAACGACCTACAGCATAACCATCACATAAATATGTTTTTTTTTCTGGAAAATAGAAAGATGACTCTGGCCAACGATGCCAACAACTCTTACAAAACGTATGTTCACAGTCAGTAACTACTGCTGGTTTTGTCAAATGGCGTATCCATTTTGATAATATAAATGACCATGTATATTCTGTAAACTCTTCATAACATACGGGACATTCATGACCTGACTGCGGTTTTGTAGTAAAATTAGTAATTATTCTATTTAAACTAACCCATCTCTCTATTAATCGTTCTATTAAATATTTTTTTGGTAGCGTAATCGGTATTGGGTTGTATTTGAATCGTTTATGTATAAACGCGTTTTTAAGTTTATACATAGAAATACTATTTTCATATGGCGTTAAAATTGCGATTTGTTTCAGCTCCTTCATATTGTAGGAATGGAAGTCAGGCCTTTCTGTTTTGAATAATTCATTCATTCTATTAATAACCACAGTTGATTTGTTACTTGTACATTTAAATGTAACGTGACGTGCACTGTCGCATATTAAACAGTTTGGTCGTTGAGAACTCATAATTATTAATTGTTCGTTGTAAGATGATATTATACCATAGTACGTACGTACGTAATCAATTTTCTACATTTTGTACTGTTTTAGTGGACAATATTGTAAATCGTGTTCTCAATAATTTTCAAAATGTAAAAAATGTAAAAAATTGATTTACGTACGTACTTACGATAGGTAGACGAGCTTCTAACTTGGCTCAAGCATATTTGATAGGGTATTAAGTATGTGAGTGTAAAAATTCAATGTAAAGTTAGACATAGATAGCGTGAAAAGCACAGTCATTCGTGTATAAAAATCAATTGCATCATTCACTATGTATATAATGAAAAAGCGACTATCAATTATATAATTGGATATATTGAGTTCCATGTGCGTCCACAATTATACTTTATATATTGATTTGTTCCGAAGATTTTGTAGGCTTCGGGTATGATATATTTGATTGGACTTCATAAAAAGAGTCCCGTTCCCTCTATGTAATCCATATAGTATTTATCTATATGGATAATGCGAAATCTCGTTTAGTAAATTGTACGAGATATTGTATACGATAGTATATAGAAAGTGCTTATGAAAGCATAACACAACCATTGGACGCAATGTTTAATAAAAAATAAAATAAAATAAAAAAGTATAATTATATATTTATTACAAATGAATACTAACCTATGAAATAAAAACCAACATATTTGCTAATCCCAAAGATAGGGAGGCCTTGTTGTACATGTAAGGTTAGACACATAATATAAAATTATGTGGTGGCGAAAAAAATAGACGAATCTAATTTGAATAGTGGAAACTCTTATTATGGTCTGATCAACTACGTAGGATAATAAACTGTTTTAGTTAGAATTGTTGACAGCGAGTCAATGCATGTATTTAGTTTAGAATTGCACTAATATTCAGTCATCGGGTGGTAGCATAATGACACCTCGTAATGGTACGGGAAGCAATCGGAGGAGACGTCTTTTTTTATTGTACAGATTAATGGATGTTATTCTAAGTTTTATCTTTGTATATTTTAAGTATGGAAGTAATATCATTAATATCCTTTTTAAAATTATTTCACGTAAAAAATGAAAAACCGTGCACAGTGAAACATTTAATGACAAATGCACACGTGCAAATTGGAACAAAACGCCGTAAATTAAGGGAATATAAAGAAGATAAACGAATATCAACTGATACCATAAAAATATTATGTGAAAATATAAATAATCGTGATGAGTATTTAACACGATTTTATAATTTATCGTTACAAATACATCCTGATAAATTAAGTATTAGTGATACAAGTATCAATCCAATGCAAAATCGTGCGATGAATAACAATCAACATATTGTGTTTAAAAATATAATTCGTAATTTGCATATGTTTGATATATTGCAACATACGAAATCGGGCATAGAAAATGTCCCCACGTTTTTTGATATGTTGTATGATTTATATTTGAACGATGTTATTGATTATAAGCTACTCACACCAAGTGCAACCCATTATATTAAGAATGGACGTATTGGTAGCGTGTTCTCCTCTTATTATTTTAGAGCGTCTATCATGAATCCTTATTTAGTATATTCATTAAACCAAACAGTGTTTCAAGCGAAACGAGTATTTAGCCCAACACTTGGGTGGTCATCGTATTGTTATGGATTCTTAGAATCATCCTATACGAACGAATATGTTGGTACAGATGTAATCCCAAGTGTATGTAAAAAAACAAAGGATATTGCAGATATATACCTTCACCCGAAACAAGTGGATATTTATTGCAAACCATCAGAGGATTTACATAAAGATAAACGATTTATGTCCAAGTACCGAGAACATTTTGATTTGGTATTTTTTAGTCCACCATATTATGAGCTGGAGTTGTATAATAGTAAAGACCAAAGCACTGGTAGATATAAAACGTATGAGGAATGGCTAATAGAATATTGGGAGGAAACTATTAAGTTGTGTCACCATGTACTTGAAAAATCTGGAAAAATGTGTTATATATTATCAGGTTATGGGTCAATTGGAACAAAGAACCACTTTGATTTATTAAAAGATATGAACTCTATTACCAAGAAATATTTTGGTATTCCTACTACACAACCCATGTACAATAAGAATGTCCACGTAACATCTCATCGTGAAACTGGAGAACAAATCATGATTTTTACAAAACGTTGATAATCAATCATTTATATGATTCATTATCTAATTATTTACTTATTCTTTGATTGTATTTTTTTAGATTTTCTTTTTGTTTTTTTAGATTTTGTTTTTTTAGATTTTCTTTTCTTGCTGATTTTACGTGTGTATTTTCGGTGTTTGTACTTTTTTTTTATACCACCATAGAAATCTACATTAGTTCTCATGGTCGGTTCAAGTATTTTTCGGGTTATCCAGTTATCATAATTAAAATCAACAGTTTTACTAAACTCGGGTTTGGGTTTGAATAATCCAGAACTCGAACTAATATCGGGATTCTTATTAATTTGTGCTTTTCCAAAATCTAATATTACCACTTTATTATCATCTATCGATTGAACAATATTATCGTGGTGTGTATCGAAATGAAAAATATTATTGAAGCGTAATTTGTCTAAGGCGTTCATTGCTTTATCAACATTGTTTTTGTTTAATTGTTTATGCTCAATAAATTCCATTTCTATGATTATTTTGCAACTTCCGTAATTGTCCAATCCGACAAGATAATGTTGATTTATCTTTGGTATTTTTACATTGTCCTCGGAATTTACTATATCATATGCCATTTTTTGCATAGTTATTTCTAATGTTACCATAAATAATGTTTGTGGACTTACAACTTTATTAAATTGAATTTCTTTAAATATTGTCTTTTCATCATTAGTTTTAGTTACAAACTGTTTGTCAATAGTATATAAAAATGATTTTCTATCAAATTGTTTATCATTTAAAATAATTTCCCAACCGAGTGACTTCTCTTTTTTTATAGTTCCTTTGTCTTCTTCATTTAGATTATTATATATTTCAGGTAAATTATCTTCAAATGAGTTTTTAACCTCCAAATATTTTTCATATATTCTTTGGATTTTTTGATTTCCGGTTCTATCTTTAAAATATTCGTCTATAAAATCATCTTCTACCGGATTGTTAGGTTCTGTGGGTGTTTCTATTGTTAATCTTGATGGTGGTCTTGATGGTGGTCTTGGCGATATTTGTGTAGTGCGCATTTTGTTGGTTATGTTGGTTATCTCATTATCATTATCATTATCATTATCATTATCATGATCGTTATGTGTAGTATCAAAAGAGGCCATAGTAATAAAGTATAAAGAGAAAATTATACTAATGTTTCTGGATAATTATTCACTTTCCAAGAACCTAAACAATGATGAATACCAATATGACCAAATCGGTTAGGTTGACAATCGTCAGTTGCTAATAATAAAACAGAATTGGCACCATAATCAATAATTGTTTGTGTAACTAATAATGGCCCAGTAGTGCAATAAACATAAACTTGAGATGGTGGGTCGCCATTTTGTTCTTGTGCAATTTTAATATTTTCAGGTGATATTCGTTGACATACAATATTTTCAATAATTTGTTTTATAAAAGGGTGTCGCGGAGGTGAATAAAAAGCATAATTACCAATAAGATTAGTGTAACCTTGACAAGTAATAATAGAATCAGTTATATTAAATAATTCAATAGGAAAAACACATTCATTATCACAGTCATAATATAATTTAT